ATTGAGACGCTCACCAAAGGCAAGTTCAAGGCTGAGCGCAAGCCTGAATCTGCGGCCGCATGACGCGGGCGATAACGAACGGCAAGAACCGTTAAGGCGCGTCAACGTGGGCCTGCGCGTGCGGATTCTGAGGCTCGTTCATCCCGACGGCGGAGGCCCGCGCTCTCGGCGAATCTTGGAAGCCATGGCGCGCACCCCACGAGAGCAGGACCACGCTGCCGACACCGTCACCGAGATGATCCGCTGCGGCGCTTTGGTGAGGTACGGCGACAAGCGGGGCGCGAAGTACGGCCTGCCGAGGGTGCGCTGGTGAGGCGTCCATTGGCGGTAGATATTTTCTGCGGCCTTGGCGGCTGGACAGAAGGGCTGCTCGCGGCTGGATTCTACGTGGTGGGTTTCGACATCGAGCGCCATCACTACGGCGACGCGAAGTATCCAGCGCAGTTGGTGCTGCAGGACGTGCTGACGCTGCACGGTTCGCAGTTCAAGGATGCCGCGCTGATCGTCGCATCGCCGCCATGCCAAGCCTATTCCTACCGGGCGATGCCGTGGAAGCGCGCGAAGGCGTTGCCACCCCCGGACAACTCGCTATTCGAGGCGTGCTTCAGGATTCAGCGCGAAGCCTGCGAGGCCGCTGGTAGGCATATCCCGATGGTGGTCGAGAACGTGCGCGGGGCGCAGAAGTGGGTAGGGCGTTCGCGGTGGAACTACGGTTCATTCCATCTTTGGGGCGACGTGCCGGCGCTGATGCCGATGACGAACAAGCGCAAGGTTCCTAGCTTTCGATTCGACGGCAGCGGCAAGTCGTTTCAGTCAGCGTCCGTCGAGCATACGAAGAACAACGGCGGCTCATGGTTCGCCATCGCCCACAACACAACGAGCGGACATAGCAACAATGCGCGGGATCAACTGATCGCAGAGGGCAGGAAAACGACGGGGCTCGTCAATAAGCGCGATGGCCACAGTCACACGCGCCACCTGACGAACCAAGCGGAGCATGACGCCGTTAAAAACGGTGGCGACTGGTTCGGTAGCGGGGCCGATTGCTCTCTCCAACGACGTGCTGGCAGCATTAGCGCCGCCCGCAAAGCCGCCTCCGCAGCAATCGCCAAGATTCCGTTCGCGCTGGCGCAGTACATTGCGCGGACTTACTACCCACGCGCCGCCGCGCTATCACGCGCGCAGTTCGCCGACCAGGTGATCGAGGTCGCCGCAGCATGAGCGACTACCGCGCCTTCCTCGAAGCGAAGGTCCAATTCGGCGCTGACGACGGCTTCGAGCCTGTGGCCATGCCCGGGGCTCTGTTCGATTTCCAGCGCTCGCTCGTCGAGTGGGCGGTGAGGAAGGGTAGGGCGGCGATCTTCGCCGACTGCGGCCTCGGGAAAACCCCGATGCAACTCACGTGGGCCGACAACGTGGTGCGCAAGGAAAACCGGCCGGTGCTGATCGTCACGCCCCTTGCTGTAGCGGCGCAGACAGTCGCCGAGGCCGAAAAGTTCGGCATTCAGGCGCGGCGCGCGGCCGATGGCAAGGTTCTCCCCGGCATCAACGTCACAAACTACGAGCGTCTGCACCACTTCAAGCCGGAGGACTTCGCCGGCGTGGTGGCCGACGAGTCGAGCATCCTCAAATCATTCGACGGAGCGCGCAGGGCGGAGGTCACAGAGTTCATGCGCCGCATGCCCTACCGCCTGTTGTGCACCGCAACGGCCGCGCCGAACGATTACATCGAGTTGGGCACTTCGAGCGAGGCTCTTGGCCAGCTCGGCTACATGGACATGCTCTCGCGCTTCTTCAAAAACGATCAGGGCAACTCCATTAAAGCGACGGTGTACCGCCACCGCGGTAAGAACTTCGCCGCGCTGGACGAGGGCGCCAAGTGGCGCTTTAAGGGGCATGCCGAGACACCGTTCTGGCGCTGGGTGTGCTCGTGGGCGAGGGCGATTCGCCGACCGTCCGACCTTGGATTCGACGACGGCGCATTCGTGTTGCCGCCGCTTACCGAGCGCGAGCACCTCGTGCACGCAAACACACAGGCACCGGGGATGCTTTTCTCCCTGCCCGCCGTGGGCCTACAGGAGCAGCGCGAGGAACGGCGCCGCACAATTCGAGAGCGGTGCGAGAAGGTGGCGGCGCTGGTTGATACAAAGGATCAGGCGCTTGTTTGGTGCCACCTGAACGACGAGGGCGACTTACTCGAAACGCTGATCCCGGACTGCCGCCAATTGAGCGGCGATGATAGCGACGAAGAAAAAGAGGAAGCCTTCCTCGCCTTCGCGCGCGGCGAACTCCGGGTGCTCGTCACCAAACCGAAGATCGGCGCTTGGGGGCTCAATTTCCAAAACTGCGCGCACGTCACGTTCTTCCCGTCGCATTCCTTCGAACAGTTCTATCAGGGCGTGAGGCGCTGCTGGCGCTTCGGCCAGAAAAATCCCGTCCGGGTCGATGTGGTCACTACCGAGGGCGAGAAGGAAGTGCTGAAGAACCTACAACGCAAAGCTGTTGCGGCTGACCGGATGTTTTCTAATCTCGTCGCCGAAATGAACAGTGCCCTGCGCATCGAGCGCAGCGTCGCATTCACGAAAGAGGAGCAGCGCCCCGCATGGCTGTGATGGATCAAAAGCTCACCGAGCGCTGGGCAATATATAACGGTGATTGCATCGAGGTGATGGCGATGCTGCCGGATGGCTGCGTTCATCTGTCCGTTTACTCGCCGCCATTCGGGGGATTGTTCTGCTATTCCTCAAGCGAGCGCGACCTTTCGAACTGCCGCGACTATGACCAGTTCTTCGCGCATTACGCCTTCGTGGTGCGTGATCTTCACCGACTCACAATGCCGGGTCGCATGACCGCGGTGCACTGCATGGACGTGCCCTCCGGCAATAGCGGCAAGGACCACCTCGTGGACTTCCCGGGCGACATCATCCGCTTGCACGAGCGCGAGGGCTGGAATTACATCGCGCGCTATGCCATCTGGAAAGAACCGCTCGCGGTCAGGAACCGCACGATGGCGAAGAACTTGGCGCACAAGACCATCGTAGATGATTCCTCGCGCTGTAGCGTGGCGTCGGCCGACTACCTGCTGGTGTTCCGGCGCAAGGGCGAGAATCTCATTCCCATCGCGCACCCACACGGTCTCACGGAATACGCGGGTGAACGAAAGATGCCCGCCGACTTGCTCAAGTATCGCAATTGGACCGGCAACCAGATCGAGAACCGCTACTCGCACTGGATCTGGAGGCAGTACGCCTCGGCCTTCTGGGACGACATCCGCATCGGCCGCGTGCTGCCGTTCAAACAGGCGCGCGACGAGGAGGACGAGAAGCACGTTCACCCGCTGCAGCTCGACGTGATCGACCGCGTGATGGTTCTGTGGTCGAACCGCGGCGAGACGGTCCTCACTCCGTTCATGGGCGTGGGCTCCGAGGTCTACGGCGCACTGTGCGCCGGCCGCAAGGCGATCGGCATGGAACTCAAGCCCTCCTACTACCGGCAGGCCGAGAAGAACGTGCAGGCCGCCCACGAGGGTAAGAGAGCCGAGGAGCAGCAGGACATCTTCCAAGACGAGGTTGCCGCATGACCTCCCTCGAACTGAAACAGCCGCCCCACAGCCAGGAGGCCGAGCAGTCCCTGCTGGGCGCGCTGCTGCTGGACAACCAAGCCTTCGAGAAGGTGTCCTGGCTTGCTCAAGATGCGTTCTACAGCGACCGCCACCGCAGGCTGTGGCATTGCCTCTCCCGGATGATCGAGGCCGGCAGGCAGGCCGACATCGTGACCGTGTGCAGCGAACTCGGGGACGACCTGGACAAGGCTGGGGGTGCCGCCTACCTCGGGGCTTTGGCGCAGAACACCCCGAGCGCCCTGAACATCACGCGCTACGCCGAGCTGGTCTACGAGAAGTCAGTCCAGCGCCAGCTTGCCTTGGTGGGCACCGCGATTGCCGAGGAGGCCTTGGCGCCTGGCGCGCGCGACGTGCGGAGGATGCTGGACGAGGCCGAGTCGAAGATCCTCGCAATCGGCGAGCACGCCGCGCGCTCAAGCGACATCGTGCCAATCGGCAAGGCTTTGGCCGAGTACCTCGACTGGATCGACGAGCACCCGAACGGCATCGAGACCGGTCTCAAGGACGTTGACGCGCTGACCGGCGGTCTGCTCCCTGGGAATCTGGTGGTGATCGCCGGGAGGCCTCACATGGGCAAGACCGCCTATGCCCTGCAATGCGCCGAGCATATCTGCGCCACCGACCAGCCGGGCCTCGTGTTCTCGCTCGAGGCCTCGCGCCGGGAGATAGCTGGTCGGCTGGTCGAGTGGCACAAGCACAAGGCTGGGCGCGATGCCGCGGTGGATCGGGTCTTCCAGCTCAAGCTCTTCATCGACGAGAGTTCCGATATTGGCCCTGGCCTCATTCGCTCCAAATTGCGCCGGATGAAGAAGGCCAACGGCTGCGCGCTGGTAATCGTGGACTACCTGCAGCTCGTGCGCGGCAAGGGCGATTCCCGGGAGCAGGAGGTCGCCTTCGTATCCCGCGAGCTGAAGTCCATCGCCAAGGAATTCAAGGTGCCGGTCATCGCCCTGGCGCAGTTGAACCGGGACGTTGAAAAGCGCGTGGATAAAAGGCCGCACATGGCGGACCTGCGCGAGTCA